GAATATATTGCACCGTCTTCGGCAACAGAGGTCACTGACTGAAAAGTACTAGTAGGGTCAGTGATATCTATATATCTGCTGTGACCAGCATGAGTTTTATTTGTTACTTTAAGTTTTGAGATATTGGTACTTTTTGATATAGGTAATACTTGATAGTCCTGAGCCGATATCATTCTATCTTGTGCATAAAATGCTTGTGGAGCACGTTCCTTAATACCTGCTAATGTTTCTGCAGGTAAACTGTTGTTTACTGCACTTTCTAATTTAGCAGACAAAATAATTTCGTACTGTTTATTATCACCATTTATATAAGGAATAGTGATATTTACTGTTCCCATATCATCGGGTTGTACACTAAATCTTTCGTTGTCACTTACTCTATAATAAGCTCTAAATCGACCAACAGGAGTGTTAGCAAAATTACCATCTGCAAATTGCAAAACAATTCCGTCTACACCTCTATTCTGTACAGCATACAACAATGGAGTGTTCTTTGCTTTAACATTATACATCAATGTTTGACCTACCGTGTTAGGAACCTTTTCCCATTTTGTAAGAACTTGACCTGTTGTACTAATACCTTGAAAGTAAACATCATATTCGTTTATACCATCGATATTGATGGCTTGTTGTCTATTTTCTACTGGTCTATCAAAATTAAATGTTTGGCTTTGCAAACTACCTTGCTTAAACAACATAAAAAATCCAGTGTTTGTGCTAGATAAGCCTAAGCCATCGTTTCTGTGTAAAATAGAAAAGTTATTAGTAGCATCAGGATGTTTTTCAAAAAATGAACCGTTATCTTCAAAGTCTACGTTTACTACATCAAATGATCTTGAAATACCATTGATAGTCTTTTTAAAATTGTATGCCAGTGGCGCAGTACCTGACGTTTTAATATCATATTGATCTGTGATAATGCCACCTACTGTGCCAGTTTTAACAGGCCTACTAAATCTGTTTACGTTGCCAAACGCACTGTTTAAAATTATAATAAATTGTTCATAACTGTCTTGATTGTTAGCATCATTCCAACTTATTGTTCTGTTATTTAACTGAGAACCCGAACTGTCTGTTATAGGCTCTGTGGTGGAAATAGATTGTATTTTAAGTAAACCACTTGCAGGAATATTTCTTTTAGGATTGTAGCCTAATTGTCTTGCAAGTTTAAAAACAGAATCGCGTCTTTCGGCTGTTTCTAGAAAATTTTCTCTAGTGTTTACATCCATTCTGAATGCAATACTCTGAGCAAGATATGCCAACAGTTCTATGATAGCAATAAATTCTGAACTTTCGATATAGTCGTTAAAGTTTTCAGGGAAGTTTGTTCTAATATAATCAACCATTGCACTTCGTATTGTGTCGAAGTCGTATGCTTGAAAATCTACTTGACTATAAGCCTGATATGCTACGTCCCAATCTTCCGCCGCAAATAAATTATTCTGTCTACTGTTGACTGCCATTTTATCCCTCTAAGTCTTTTCTTTGATATTCTAAATAAAGTTGATCTTCATCAAGAAAAGGCAAAATTTTTAAATTTATAATAAATTTCACAGTATGGTCTAATGCTTCAGTAAATATATCAAGTATTTCTACTCTAGCATCTTTTTGAATCACTCGACGGATTTCGTCCTCAACTTCTTGTACAACATAAGTATCCAATGGATTCATCAATATATCCTGTATATTTGTACCATAAGACGGCCTCATTACTCTTTCGCCTTTTTTAGCATAAAGCTCATTGAGTAAATCAGTTTTTACAAGATCCGCATCAGTAAGTGTGTACGGAGGTCTAATCCTGCCAATTGTACTAAAGCCTCGATATATGTTTGCCATATCAATATTTATCATATACATTTAAAACTAGTTTTAAAGAGTCAAAAAAAAAGGTTGACCTACTTCATATTTTCATATATAGTATAGGCTGTATAGAAATAACTATGCAATAACTTTTTACTTTTTACATATAGGAAAAACATGCGTAAAGTAATTGAATATTTTGATAATATTTGTAAAAACGCCGACATTGCTAACAAAAAACTAATGCTGTCGGATCAGTCAACTGGTTATAGAAATCGTTTTCAAAAAATGGTATCTAAACGCAATAATCGATATGATTCTATTGGGATTTACGATTATCATACTAAGCAACATGTGTTGTTTGAAATGGTAAATCTTGTTGGCCAACCCAAGGATTCTATTCCTCAAGAATTGTATGATATGGAATCTTTGATCAATAATGCCATTGCAGAATAAAAATATTATTTTTTTACATGGCACCGGCCAAAGTTCTTTAAGTTATAACTTTTTAGATGTATTTTTACCTAAGCATCGGGTGCATTGCCACGAGTATAATGTACAGGATGATATCCATGGCATAGTCAACAATGCTTATCAATTTTATTTGTATAATATGTTTAGTCAACCTGTTTCTATTGTTGCACACAGTTATGGTTGTTTAATAGGAATATTACTAGCAGAAAAAATTAAACAGATTGAGCATTTTATTGCACTGAGTGCCCCGTGGGGTGGCAGTAGAACTGCCGGGTGGCTTAGTATGGTTTTTAGGCAAAGCAAATTATTTGCAAATACTAAACCAGGAAGTGACCTTATCACCTCATTTGCTAACATAACCAACAATTATCCGATAACTAATGTTATAACAACAGGTAGTGCATCTAGTGGTAATGCTTTGGCAGGATTTGGATCTTCAGATAATGATGGAATGCTAACAGTTGAAACGCAATGTGCTTATCCTAAAAGTTTTAAAAATGTAACCAATATCAAACTACCTCTCAGTCATAATGAAATATTGCTGAGTATGGACACAGTTGATATTATTAGGGGAGTAATTTTTGATTATGACAAACCAAAACATAACGTTGAATAATACCGTCGAAGAAGAATTACGCATAATGCTTTGCGAAGAGCGTAAGATTATTGCTGGTTTACAAACTCAAGTAAAGTTTCTTGAACAAAATGTAAGAGAGCTAGAAAATCAAAAATACCAAGCATACGCTCGTCTTGCCGAACTTACTAAATTAGATAAAGTACAAACTAGTATTTAATCTATATTTGATCTGGGGGAATAGGTCTATATTCCCAAGGCTCCCTTGTTGTGATATTTTGAGCAATACTTTTTATTAAATCTCTATCACCTTCTCGTAGACCTCTTGAAATCAAAGGATCAGTAGTATCAGTCACATCATCTGGGTCAGTAGGATAATCCCATGCCGGTGGAGTTATTGGTTGATCTTTAAATTCTTGTGTTTGAATTCTGTCAGCATTCATACCAACTGTTGCTTGTTCAGCGGCTCCCCCATCATTAAGATGAACTGTAGAACCTAACACATTATTTCTACCTGATGCTTGAGAATTTATTTCTCCTCCTGCTTTCATATCAATACCAGACGCACCATACGTTTTTACTTTATTATTAGCGGCAATGTCTATGTTGTTTTTGGCAGTAACAAAAGTATTAGTGCTAGAAACTAAACTTAGTTGTCCTTCATCATCTGTCTGTAATTTAAAATCTTTTTTATTGAGCCAATTAGTCATATTGCCAACATTGATATTTAAGTCACCTTTTGGATTCCCGTCAACATCAGTGAGGCCAGAAGCAGTTTCATATTCTCCTGCATTTATAAACACAGAAGAGTTAGCCTCTAAATTTAAATTTTTATCTGACCTGATGCTAACATTTCCTCGAGCTCTCATGTTAAAATCTCTGTCAGCATACACATTTATGTCACCGGCGTCGTTTAACTCGATCCATGCTGTACCCGATTTGTTTATAACATAAATATCGCCTGACGTGTCGTCTAATAAAATTTGATGCCCGCCACCGGTGCGAATTCGAATGTTTTTACTTTGGCCTTCTATATCTCCGTCATCCATTACAAAACTATGGCCTGCTTCGCGATGAGTATTATCTTTTTTGCTAGTTCTTAGGTTTGCTATTTCTGGACCAGGAGTTAAAAACCCAAATACTTGACTAGGAGATTCTCTTCTAGCAGTAGATCTACTTGCACCTCTTGTATCATCGAGAATCAGTCCTTGCCTAACAATAGCTCTTGATGCATATGGGTGTATTGGCCTTCTTCCTGAAACGCCGTGATTTATATCATCTTCGTTTCGATTTTTTTCGGCTACAGGCAAACGTTCTTCTAGACCGTATGCTGGACCTCCAGCATTACCTGGTACCATATACTGTAATTGATCGGGGAATAAACAGCCTAATACTACAGGAAATTTCTTTTTACCGTCTGCAAACGCAACCAATACAAAGTTACCGGGATCTGGTGGTACCATCCACATGCCATATGATTTTTGTGTGTCGTGAAAACCGTAAATTTGATCGCCTTCACCTATTTTACTAGATGCTGTACTACCTGCAAATGGGCTACTCCAATATGCATTATAGTAACCTGCAGGATCATCTCTGTCCTTGGACAGCATAGGTATATAAACAGTCAGTCTTCCAGAGTGTGTGTTATCTTTTGGCCTGACAATAATTTCGCCAATGTACACACCAAAATCTAAGTCGGCGTTTTCTCGTAATTTGTCAACAAAGTTTTTTTTGCTACTTTTAAATCTATCTGCTTTATATGCCATATTGTATTACCTTGTTATTCTTCTTCTGCTGTCATGTCAAAGCCTGCTAAACTAAGTGCAGTTTGTTTTTTTGCCATTACGTCTAATTCAAACATGCCGTTTGAAAAATTAGCAGTGACTCCGTATATCTGGTATACTCCACTTATAAAATATGCGGTGCCAGTTTTTGCCATATAACCAGTGTTATCATCCTCGTCATCGATGTACGGGTCTCTAACTCTTGGTGTTTGCATTGTGAACAAAAAGTAATTATCAGTTCTATCATAAACAATGTACTGATCTGTGGAAATTTCTTCTTCGTCCTTTGCCAGCATAATTTGTTTTGGTGCTTTAGGTTCTACTTCAGGTGGTCCTAAATACCAAGGATCGCCTCTCACTTTTAAATTGAGATCAACTAAAATACTTGCATCGTTGGCATTTTGAAACATATAACCAAACAATGTTGCCTTAGATGTGCCGTCGCTAGTATTACTACTTGTAGAATAAACACTTGCTTGATATTGAAAAGTTGGTGCAGGATCAGTTTTTAAATCTTTTGCTTGCAGTGCGGCCGCTAATGTGTTTGCTTCAAGTTGTCCAGTAAGTTCTCCTATAACTGTTTCAGAACCACCGGTTTGATCTAATAAATCTGCCGCATAGATGTATCCGCTTGGGTCTGGTTTATAGTTACCTGGAGTATTATCAACCGGGGTCGAGGCATTTTGTCCTGCATTTGCTGTCCTATAAAATGACTCTGGTTCCTTACCATTGTTTTGTATGTAAATCAATGTTTGTGCTAATCTAGCTCTTGCTTGATCATCATTTTTAATTTGCTGTTTTTCTGCTTCAGTTAAATTTAATCCATCTAAACGTTCGTTTAAAAAAGCATCATCCTCACCTAATCGATTTGCAAGTGCTTCTGCCTTTTCCTGTTCTGCCGCAATTTTTGCGGCTCGTTCTTCGCCGTCGAGATCGCCTTCTACTGAAGGCTTGCCTGGAGCATTTGGACTGGTAGATGCATCTCCTAATAAGCCACCCCCAGGTGCGGCCAATAATACTTGTCCTGCTTTATATGATATATCGGCACTTAAAATTTGATCATTTAGTCCGGTATACAAATAATGGTATGCTTTCTTGATCAACATCTCTTTAACACGTTTTGTTATTTGTTCGTTTGTAAGATTAAATTCATCTGGCGTTAAAGCATTTGCTTGATCAGCAGTGTTATAAATTATGGGTTTGTACGTGACTCTTCTTGCATAAACATTTCTCCTGCGATCGTATCCATTTTCTATGTATTCCATAGTTGCTTCTAAATTGTACCATGACGTCCAAGGTTTATCTAAATCTAGATTTTCTTTATCCATGTTTGGACTATCAAAAATCCTTTTACGGCTGATTAGATCTAAAAATGGCTCATTCATTACTAGTAGTGTTGTAAAGATTTTGTGGAAATTAGTTCCCTCTTTTACTTGAATTCTATCCCAAGAAAAAATACCTCCGCTTGCTTCTATACCACCATCTAAACTTTCTGGATTATCTTCTAACCTTTGTTCAAATTCTTTTCTCGATGTAATACCTTGTGCTTCAGCATTCATTAGCCTATTGATTTGCTCTGCATTTTTATAGTTACTGTATTTTATTTTTGTATCGGATAATCTATCTTGTAACTGACTTAAATCAAAAACTATTTCATCATGGACTAATTCTTCTTTGAGATTTTCATCTCTGTATCGTTGTAGTGTTGTTTGTAATTGTTCTATACATTCTTCGATGGTATTACCTGTCATACTTGTATCTGCAGGTAATGTAAAGTATTTGTCAGTCCACGACTCATCATCTCCAATGGTTACCATAACATCGTATGTGCTACCATTAGAATCAATGGATACATCTATTGTAGCAATTTCACATTTGTAAATGAATGGTCCTGCTATCTGTGTTTCAATTTCGCCACCACCTTCTAAATTATCTAAATCTTCTATATAACCTTTAAAATCTATTCTGAGGAACAAAGGTACTGGTGCAAACATTCCTGCTTGAATACCAAGGTGAAGTTTGGCGGCTTGTATTTGGTCTAATAGATCAGCGGCTCCGGGTTGAATCAGTGTAAAGTTGGCTGATGTTGCAAACGCACCCGAGGGACCTTTTTTGACGTCTATTGACAAATTATCTATTTGTATGCCGGTAACACTTGATTGGGCAATAACTACAGTTTCGCCTGGTTCGGCTTCCATTGCACCATTTATATATCCTCCACCGGAAGATGTTAGGTCTTTTATCATATATAACTTCATAGTGTATGAAGTGTTATTATAAGCATCAAGGATATTTCCTTGAACACTGCCTAAATATCTATCTTCTACTGGTACACTTGTTTCTGGCATTATGCTAATACTCTATCAATAGTTTCTCTGGGTGGTATATAAATATTCTTACCTGACGTAAAATCCGTTAGCGGATCTAGTATTTGATCTGGATTACGCAGAGCAAATACCCACCATAGTTGTGTAGTACCATATAAGTCGTGTGCTAATAGGTCAGGTCTATTTTCATATTTAGATTCTATTGAATAAAGTCTGTCGCTTGTGCCCTTAGGAATTTTAGGCAATCTATTCACATCGAGAAAAAAATCCCTGATTTGTGCATTTTTCAAAAAACTGTTTTTATTATGAAAGGCTGCCATTAAATGAATCCTTGGTTATATTGCTTACCGCTTGTAAAAGCATTAAGATCAAATCTTTTTCTTGTTTTCTTATATGTGTACTGTGGTGCTAATTCAATCATTATACTGGTTTCTGCAGGCATGTATGTAGTAGTGCCTTTAAATTTAACAGGAACATAATCTACATCAGGTGGTAATTGGAAGTTATAGTTTCTAATAATTACTGGCACTTTATTAAATCCAAACTCTCCTAAATATTCAAATAACAATACCGGAGGAGGTGTACCATAGTATCCAGAAGTTACTGCACTGTCACCATAATATGCCTTAGTTACAGTTCTCAAAAAATGGAACAATGCTAACATGTATTGGCCTTCTTCTATTGTTTGTGCTGTGAATGTGCCTGTAATTGGCAAAGTTGGTGGCCTTGAGCTAATGTATGTATAGAAAGGATAGTTAGATCCATGTTGTTGTGCTTCGTTGTAATCTACTGACCCTTGTAAAAAGATATCAGGTGTATATGGAAACACAATTCCGCCCTTATCTTGTAACGGTTTTAATATACTGTCTTGTACGTCGTTGCCGGCGCTGTCAACTAAACCGTATGCCCATTTTTCTCCGCCTCTTTTTGGTCGTATTCTTGCTCGCCAATCAACATCCTTGAATGTCTTTGATTCGGTGCGTTGTATCAATTGGTCGAATCGTGTATCAGGATACACGGATTCAGTTGTAAATTGAGTCTCTTCTGCCATAACTGTCTCCTGCACAATATTTATCACGATAAATAAAAACGAGTTTTAATTCTTAAAATAAAAATTGACTTTAACTTAAAAATGTATTATAATTGCATATCGAGTAAAGGAGACTACATGGTACAGGCTAAAAAAACAAATTATTTAAATAACAAAGATCTTTTAAAAGAAATACACAAAAGCAAAATGACTTATTGTTATGTTCAAGATGAAAGATTTTTGAATCCAGACATTATTGTAGATAGCATCAAAAAAATAAACAAATCTGCGATAAAACAAGCACAATTAAATCGTGTTGCAAAATTACAATCAGAGGCATATCAAACTGCTATTGCAGAAGGCAACTGGGATAAAAAACCAAAACAAAAAGATTTTGCAGTAGACCCAAATTCCATTGCAGTCGATGATCTAGTGTTCAGAGTAATGACTTACGAGCATGTTCCAGAAGAACCCGGTAGGAAAAAGACAACAAAAACCGTTGCAGATACAAAATCAAAAGTAAACTTCCCGCCATTTAAACATTATATTTTAGACAGTAACGGCATCAATCCACGTGAAGTTGCAAGAAGCCACTGGGAAGGTAGTTTAAGTAACGGTCAATTTAATACAGAACACGGTCAAATAACCAATGAATTAGGAAGAATGTTTATGAAACTTGTTGAGCGTTATAGTCAACGAGGTAACTGGCGTGGTTACACTTATGTTGACGAAATGCGTGGTCAAGCATTAGTACAATTAGCCCAAGTTGGTTTACAATTTAATGAAGCAAAATCAGATAATCCTTTTGCTTACTATACTGCTACAGTAAATAATAGTTTTACAAGAGTTTTAAATTTAGAAAAACGTAATCAATCAATTCGTGACGACATTCTTATTGAAAGCGGTCATTTACCAAGTTATGGTAGACAAATACAGTATGAAAACGAAATGAGAGAATTGCGTGAAGCGGCTGAAACAGAATTAGAATCTAACGAGTAATATATATGGCTAACCTTTTTAAAAGGGCCGCATGTTTTACCGACATTCACTACGGCCTTAAACAAAACAGTAGGCAACATTTAAAAGATTGTCACGACTTTATAGATTGGTTCATTGCAGAATCGCATGCCAGAGGTGCAGAAACGTGTTTCTTTTTAGGTGACTGGCATCATCACAGAGCTAGTGTGAATGTTGCTACTATGAATGCTACCATTAAAGATCTTAAAAAATTGAATGACAATTTTGAAAAGGTATATTTTATTACTGGTAATCATGATTTATACTACAGAGAAAAACGTGATTTAAACAGTGTAGAGTTTGCTAGAGATCTTGAAAATTTTGTAATGGTAGACGAATGGTTTTGTGAAGACGGCGTTGCTATTATTCCATGGTTAGTGGGCGACGAACACAAAAAGTTAAACAAACTAGATTGCAAATACATGTTTGGACATTTTGAGTTGCCCTACTTTAAAATGAATGCAATGGTAGAAATGCCAGATCACGGTGGTGTAAAAGCAAGCGATTTAACAAATCCAGAATATGTGTTTAGCGGTCATTTCCACAAACGTCAGTACAAAGGTAACATACATTATATAGGCAATGCATTCCCTCATAACTATGCAGATGCAGGTGATAATGAACGCGGTGCAATGTTCCTTGAGTGGGGCGGTGAACCTCAGTATGTGAATTGGGAAGAATGTCCAAAATTTATAATGACTGGACTTAAATCTTTGTTGGATAATCCAGATATCCTTGATGCAAAAACGCATGCTCGAGTTAAACTTGATATCGGTATTAGTTATGAAGAAGCAAACTTTGTTAGAGAAACGTTTGCAGAAAAATATAATGTTAGAGAAATACAACTTATTCCAGTTAAAGAGGAAGAGGAAATATACGAAGGTACTGAAATAAAGTTTGAAAGTGTAGATCAAATTGTTATACAACAGTTAGAAACAATTGAAAGTAACACCGTTGAAACGAACAAACTAATTGAAATTTATCGAGAGTTAGAAGTATAATGCTGACTATTAAAAATGTAAGTGCAAAAAACTTTATGAGTATTGGTAATAATACTCAAGCAGTAAATTTTAACACTGAATCTTTAACATTGGTGTTGGGGCATAATTTAGATCTTGGTGGTGACGGTAGCAGAAATGGTACAGGTAAAACTACTATTATCAATGCACTCAGTTATGCACTATACGGTGATGCTTTAACAAACATTCGTAAAGATAATCTCATAAACAAAACAAACGGTAAAGGCATGATTGTTACTGTGGATTTTGAGATCAACGGAACCGAGTATCGTATTGAGCGTGGAAGACGACCAAATGTTTTGAGATTTTTTATAAACGGTGCTGAAAATGCTGATGATGAACAACAAGGCGACAGCAGAGAAACACAAAAAGAAATAGAAAAAATAATCGGCTTCCCTCATAATATGTTCAAGCATTTAATTGCTCTTAACACATACACAGAACCGTTCCTCAGCATGAAAACAAACGATCAACGTGACATGATTGAGCAATTATTAGGTATCACTGAAATCAGTGCAAAAGCAGAAGTACTTAAAGAAAAATTAAAAGAAACCAGAGATAGTATCAAAGAAGAAGAGTTGCGTATTAGTGCTGTTAAAAACAGCAACGAAAGAGTAGGTAAAAATATTGTAGAAATTGAAAATCGTAGCAAAGTTTGGGCTAAAAACAAACATGATAAAATTACTGAACTACAGCAAAGTTTAGATATTTTACAACAAACTGACATTGATCAAGAATTAAAAAATCACAAAATTATCACAGAAGTAAACGAAAAATATTTAACAATAAAAGGCTTACAAAGTGAGCAAACTAATTTGCAAAGTAGTTTACTAAGAAGCGATAACAACTTAGAAACATTACAACTTAATATACAAAAAGCAGAAGAAGGTGTTTGCCCTACTTGCGAACAAAGTACTGCACACCTAGACACACACGAAGCCTACACACAGGACTTGCAAGATAAACTAAAAGTAGAAGAAGAATATAACAGTGAACTAAATAGTAAAGTAAAAACAATTCAGTCAAAGATTGATGACTTTGGTGAGTTGCCGGAAACACCAATTACTTTTTATAACAATTTAGAAGATGCATTACAGCACAGGCATAATGTTGAAACGTTACAATCTCAAATAGAAGAAAAAACAAACGAAGTAAATCCATATATTGAACAAATTGATAGTCTAAAAAAGACTGCATTGGAAGAGATAGATTACGAACTTATAAATGATTTAACCTTTTTAAAAGAACATCAAGAATTTTTACATAAGTTGCTTACCAGCAAAGACAGTTTTATTCGTAAAAAGATTATAGATCAGAATTTACAATATTTAAACTATAGGTTAAATCATTACTTAGACAAGTTAGGATTACCACATGATGTTAAATTTAACAGTGACTTGTCAGTAGATATTACAGAATACGGTAGAGATTTAGATTTTGATAACTTGAGCAGAGGTGAACGTAATAGACTTATACTCGGTATGAGTTGGGCATTCAGAGACATTTATGAAAGTTTAAATCAACCAATGAATTTGATGTGTATAGACGAACTGGTAGACAGTGGCATGGATACCACTGGTGTTGAAAATGCATTGGCAGTTCTTAAGAAGATGGGTCGAGAGTCCAAGAAAAATGTGTTCCTTATTTCGCACAAAGAAGAGTTACAAGGTAGGGTAAACAATGTACTATATGTTGTCAAGGAGGGAGGATTTACTTCATATTCGAATGATATTGAAATCCTTGACTCGGAGAATGGATGAGTGCTGATTGGACATATAAAGGTAAAAAAATAGATGTTATACCCGAAGAATACGAGGGGTTTGTGTACCTTATCACTAATAAGACTAACGGCAAAAAATATATCGGTAAAAAACTTGCTAGGTTCAAAACAACCAAACCACCCTTAAAAGGCAAAAAGAACAAACGTCGAGGTACCAAAGAAAGCGACTGGCGTACATATTGGGGTAGTAGTGATCATTTGATTGAGGATGTAGCAAAGTTGGGTGAGAATAACTTTACCAGAGAAATATTAGAGTTATGTACAACTAGGGGTGTAATGAGCTACATAGAAGCAGAATTACAATTCAAACACAAAGTATTACTAACTGATGATTATTACAATGGAATTATCAACTGTCGTATAGGTGGTTCAAAAATTCTTAAAGAAAGTTTGAAAGATAGATAACTATTTTTCGCAAGGCACTTCATAGACACCCAGTCAAACTAACACAGGCAACACATAGGCTCCACACCACCCCGCCGAGGCAGATAATATCGGTATCCTTGACAATCCGTTAAACACGGTGCGAGAATCTGGATTGTGGACGGCAAGATACAAAAACGACACAGTATTAAAAAGATGTAGGCTCTGAGAAAAAGCAACCTACGAGTCAGTGTAACTAAACTCTACAAGGTTATACAGACTTCCGTGAGATTCGTGACGGTAGTGTATGGGGACAGAAGGCTCACCGGTTCCTAGTAGCACCCGAGTTAGAGATGGCGATGCTCATCATGATGACATCATTTTTTTCACCCGGCAACGGGTGAATTATGGCTCAACTTTCATGATAACGTTTAGATCTTAAAAGATCTAAAAATTTCTTACAAGTGAATAAGTGAGTGAAACGAACGTATGAACGTAGTAAGAAAAGACACGAAGTGTCTATAATATGGTATCTAAGTATTCTACTGTGTCGTTGTAAGTTTTTCTAATGTTTAGAGTAAACAGTTTGGTAAGTTGATTTATTTCTTTATGATCGCATCCATGTTTTTTAGTAACATCTAAAACTAAAATTTGTTGTGGTTGAATATATTTGTTGTGTGTAGAATCCTCATGGATAATATAAACAGGAAAATCATTTAGGTTGAAAATTATATTGGATTTTCTAGTAAATGGATTTACCCAACCAGTTAAAAAATCTTGGTGTAATTGCACAACCTGATTAGGTCTGACATGTTCAAATCCTATACTGTGTTCTGGCAGTATTTCTATAGGGTTTAGAATTTCATTTACTTTATCAATACATGTTAAATCTTTGAGCATCAAGATATCTTGAGTCATGTCTGGAGTGTCATCGCGATGCATAAAATATCCATGATCAGCCGGAGTAGTGTTTAATACTTCTTCCTCGAGGGATAATAATTCATCTACGTTGTATTTAAAATTATAAATTTTACTAAACATTAAAATGTATCCTTGCTTTTTCGTAATCAGTTTTTAAATTTATAGTCAAAAACTGATAATCGTAATCGTGTTTATTTTCTGATCCATGTAATTTTCTAGTGTTTAACAAAAACATATCGTTAGGCGATATAACCACCTGTTCCGTGACATCATTGTTGCTGTGAAATATCACAGCATCATTGTCTCCTACATTTATCAGCAAATTAGATTTTCGTATATGATCTATGTGGGGATCTAACTTGCTGTTAGCAGGTATTGTTTCTGCACCAATTAAATGGTCATCGTGCAGATTAAATTGTTCCATGAATTGTGTTGTAATCCAGTCAAAATGCTTGAGTTGACCTACAGGAAAAACACACTGCACAATGTTATTATACTCGAATTCCCAACGTCCAAAGCCTTGTGTTTCTTGTAATTTAGTGTAAATTTGCCTGTACATTTGCACATATTTATGGTATTTTTTGTGAAAAAAAGGTTGACTTTGGCCAGTTTTTGTGGCATAATATACTCATGGCTAACAAAACACAGGTTGATAATATGAACATTGCCAAATCGTATGTACGCATAGATCATTACGGCAAACTGCTTATTCCTACAAACATGTTGGAAAAACTGCTGGAACATGCATTTATAGCAGATACCGATTATGTCAATGGTAAAGAGGTTCTTTCAAAACTTGAACAAATCGACCGCGTTAAAGTTCACAGTGCTGATGAAGTAAAAGGAATTTTAATGCATCAAGAACTAGGTGGTAACAGTGATTGAGATATTACAAGAAGTAACCGATTGGGGTGACTACTCAGTCGCCAATGGAATATATCATGTCAACAGTGCCGGACAACTTGTTCAGCACAATGACACTGTTTTTAAGAATCCAATTAAACAATTCAGCAAGGCTCGTAGGCAGTTTGTTAAAATAGGCGAACGACCAGAAGAGTTTAGCAAAGATGTTATCGTGGTTCAAGGTTCAAATGGCAACACTTACACAATCGAAGATGGTAAGTGTAGTTGCCCTGGTTTTACTTTTAGGGGAGATTGTAAGCATGTTAAAGAACATTGTTAGTTTATTTTTAGTGTTGTCTGTGATTGGCTGTGCAAGTGGCGGCGGTTCAGTAGGCGTTGCAACAACCACTGTTTCACCTCCTCCCACCACAACCACTACTAATACCGACAAACGATATCAATTTGATGCGTTTTCAGACCAGTTCACAGAATCAACCAGCAAATTAGGTTATAACAAAGTTACCTATCAAGTAGGTGAGTTTAATAACACTCAGTGGGTAAATGGCAAATACACTGTGGAAGATTTTTCATTTTTGCAGGTTGTCATAGACGGCAGTCATGGTGGTAAAGACCAAAGCGATCCAAACAGTGACGAGTACTCTGAACCGGGTAATTGGATGACCAATGCATCTGTGGTTGTAGAAAATGATGTCAATCAAGACGGTCACAGCGATTTTATAATTTACATGCAGACATTTGGTGATAGAAATACATTACCGGGTACGCGAATGTTACAATTTGTAAATGACGGGGAAGGACATTTTAAACTAGATTGCAGTGTGTTTGAAAACAATGTGTGTCCTATTGTGTTTGGGGAAGGTTCTGTGATGAATAATCTTGGATGGTGGCACAATGAAGAAGCACCTGTACAAGAATATAACATGGGCATAGTACATCAATACGATCTAAACGGTGACGGCAACAAAGACATTTTTAATGTGAGTCAGTTGTGGCTTACTGATAACGGAAAGTTTGTTGACTCCCATACCAATCTACCTGATTTTATGTTTGAAAACTTAAATCCTGATGGTGTTGATGTAGGCATTTTTGTGCATGACCACGCAGTCGGTGATCTCAACGGAGATGGGTTTAATGATATTTTTATGCCTAATACCACACCAGTGTATTCACAAAATAATGGTTACATGTTTTTTATGCTCAACGACGGCAAAGGAAACTTTAAGAACACCAGTTTTAAAGTTGGACATGCTGGTCATTTTGCAACATCTACCACTATTGGAGATTTTGACAATGACGGATACGGCGATATTGTTTTAGGCTGGAGTAACAATGCATACAAGAATCTAGGTGGCAATAGTGTTGGTGGGATTTACTGGGGCAACAGCAACTCTGACTACACTAAAGACTACACAGCACTTCCTGCAGGGTATTATGAACAGAATATAGCATTTGATGTACAGGCTATGGATTTTAACAACGATGGATTGTTAGACTTGGTTTTTGCAAACACTAATGCTGATCCTTACTATCAAGGGCATGTATTACAACTAATAGAAAATCTTGGTAACAGACAGTTTGGTCAATTTAAGTTTTTTGACGAAGGCGCAGAAACTAGTAATCTTGGAGTTGGACATATCTATATATTAGATTTTGACCATGACGGTGACAATGATATTTTTGTAGGTCCTTACACTGATGCATATGTTTTAAAAAATAACGGTGATGGCACATTTGATAGATACAACCAATTTGCTGTACCTGAAAATAATCCAGATATGTCGTTGCTGTTTCCAGTGGAAGTAGATGGCAAGTATGAATACGATTTTGTTGGAATGGATATTTTGTCCATGAGTGATACACAAACTGTTACAAACTTTTTTATCAGTTTAGATCCTCCATCACAATTACAAGAAATGCACGATGAATTGTTTGACAAGTCTATAAATTATGCTCAATCGATATTCAAAAACAAGACCATGTATCACAACATTAAAAATACATCATTGTCTGACAGTGTATTCTTTGTAAACAATTCACAAAATAACATTGCAGGGTATTCTCATAACTTTGAAAACTTTGGTATTACTTTTGGACAGACAGATGATGGCGGCTTGTTATATTTAGACAGACAGCATGACAGATATCATTATGGTATTGGTTATTTTAACAACAGTGTGAACTCATTGAATGTTGGTAAATGGTATGGTACCGGTACAGCAACAATTGATTTTGAGACTATAAATGCATTTGCTGAAACATTTATACCTTTAAACGCAAATGTTTTTATAACATCGGGTGTTGCATTGTTTAACACAAAAGTAAAAGGTTTTACTGAAGAAAACAGTCGATACAATATTTCTGTACAAAATTTTACAATGAATGATATTGAGTTGTACACTGACATTACAGGTTATAAATCTACCAAATTTGGAACCACAATGTTAAGTCTAGGACTTAGTTCATATTACAGTTTGGGCAACACTGACATTGTGTGGGATGGTGGTTTAGTTTCTAAGTTTAAGGAATCTGAGCAAGTTGCTAGAGCAACTCTTACACATACATACAATATTTTTTATGCTAAGGCAACGTTTAGCTCGTTTGATAGTGACACGTTTGAAATAGGATTTAATTTAAGTTTTTAATTACATCCAGTCGCCGCTTTTATCACCACTCTTTGCTTTATTATATCTGTTTAAGGTATTGATTAAAAGCTCTCTTTCCACAGGACTAAGGTGCCAAGCCTCTGTATAGGTAACGGCACCTTCACTGTATATAGCCAACTCTGCTACTTGTTTTAGAATCTGTTTTTGATCTTTATCGAGTTTACCTAAGTAACCAGTAATTTCTTCTGGTTCGGCTGACCCTAGGAACCCGTGAAAAAATTTACAGGATCAAAGTTGATAGGTGCTGTAAATACTTGATCACAAGTTTCACTACTGCACTCTATTTGCACTTCTTGTTTAACTCCTTTAGAGTTGACAGAATTTACAAAGGTCTCAATTTCTTTTCCTGTTTTGCTGTCTGTGTTTTCTAAAAATTCTCTAATAGTGGATTTGTCTTTGACGACCATTGGTTGACCGTCTTCGCCATCAAATGTTACTGATGATATACACTCAATAAGTAATTCAAAGTTCAAGTCTGCTAAAGTAACAAAACTGGTGTTGAATGCTTTAAGACGTTCCATATCATCTTTCATTTCTGAAATGCTTTGCATACTTCTTGTACTTTGAAAACTTGCTATTCCTGCTTTAATAGTATTTTGGTATGTAAAAGGTAATGCTTTTATAATAAGACCGTTAGCAAGGGTTTTTTCATATTCTTTATCTAACTCTTCCATGCTCATCAAAGATGATTCTACACTAATTACAACGTCTGTTACATTTTCGCATGCAGGACATGTTGCACTAACATCTACTTCATCACCACCACTTGCTCCTCTGATAGCAATCAAAAGTGCATCAACGTCTGCACTGTATAATCGTTTAGGTTGCTTGATTTGTGGTACACATGATTTTATCAATGCTGACACTGCTTCGCCGTTTAATAGTGCATCAGGATTTTTTAGCAATAATTCATCCTTTGTGGTCATAGGATAAATTGCTAATTCTTCGCCTACAGCATCTTGATCCATGACATTTTCGTCGTAAAACTTGCCGCCACTTGGAATTTTTGTATAAAGTTTGGGCGATCTAAAATACGCACTTAATGGATTCTGGTTATTTTTGCTCATTAAAACTCCTGTTTATAATTTATGATAAATATAACTTAACAACTCGTTAAAGTTATTTTTTTAACATGTTACTTATTTATCTGAGTTAAAACTAGTTATAAAGGATTTTTTGAACACAAATGATTGAATTCCAAATAGACGGCCAAAACTATAGGTTCCCTGAATGGGCAACAGAGTCTACACAAGTTCAACTTCGTGATCTTATGGCTGAACTGGCTAAAAGGAATGGTGTCAGTAATAATGCATTAAACAGAATTCTAAAAGCACAAGAAGATGCGTTAGAAGAATTAAAAGATCAAGCAAAAGGCGACAAGAAATCCGAAGACGACAAGAAAAAAGCAGATGACAAACTGATTAAAAAACTTGACGAAATGGTAGAAGGCTTAGACGAAGTCAGAGATGCTACACAAGAAATCAAAGTAGAAGTACCAAAATCATTTAGAGACCAAATTGCAGACACATTAGAACGTGATGGCGAGTATCTAGGGGGTGCCTTGTTGGGTGCCGCAGGCACAGTTGTTAAGTTTGGTGGTGTAATAGGTGGTACACTTTTAACTGGTGCCGGATTTGTTGGCAACAAGTTGATGGAAGCCGGCTCTACTGTAAATGAATTAGTTCAAAGTGGTGTAGGTTTTAACACAACATTCTCTGAAATGGGCATGGGTGTTGTTGAAGCCACAGGACACCTAGGGGCATTAGGTTTAGGATTTGGTGAAGCGGCTGAATTGATGAAACGCAGTTCAGCAGTAATTGCAACACAAGGATTTAAACGTTTTGAGCAAACCATGCAATTTGCCGCTGATACTTCAGAAGAACTTGGTATGAGTTTTGATGAGAGCATGAACACATTTGGTGAGGCATTGACTAGACGCCAACGTATGTTAAATATTGGCAGTTTAGATCAAGGTAGATTAAATGCACAGATTGCCAAAACAACCAAGGTACAAACAGCATACGCCACAGCATTGGGTGTTAGCACAGAAACGTTACAAGCATTTGTTGACGGGTTATTAAGCAACAATGGATTACTAACATCTTCTATTTTGAGATTCAGCGACACAGTTAGAGCAGACTTAGTTGCCGGCATAGAAGTTTTTGCTAGTGGCATAGCCGCAATGGGCGGCAAATCGGGTGAAGACATTGCCGCGGCATTTTTAGAAGCCGGTTCAGCAGGCGCAATAGGACTTAGCGATGCGGCAGTAGGATTAGTTACAGCATTGCCTAATTTGGCTGGACCAATGAACCAGTTTATCAAAGGCATTCAAAGCGGCACAATGAATCAAGACGAAGCCAATGATATGGTTCAAGGCCTGTCAAAAAACTTAGGAAATCTCAGTAACACTGAAAAAGAAAGAATTAGATTACTGGCAAGAACAGGCGACCAATCTGCACAGATGTTAGCAAATGCTATAGCACAATTTGAGCAATCAGAATCAAAAATCAAAGAAATAAACAAAGCATTAGGCACAGGCTTTGACATGGACATGGTACAAAAAGGCAGAAACGAATTTGCAAAAACCATGGCACAAATAAGCGGCGGTGTTGAAAATGCATTCTTTAGTTTGTTTGCAGACCCAGAAATTACCAAAGCACTCACAGATGGATTTAAAGAAATATTGGGTGTGTTTGGTATGGGGGTTGATGACACAGGCAAAGTTGCTCAAGATATGGGTAAAACTGTTAAAAAGTTTGTGCCTATAGTTAAAAATTTAGTAACAGGTGCAGTAACATTAGTTAAAGATTTATTAGAATATTTTAAAGGCTTCATGGGAGACGACGGATTTGACTTCTCGGGTCTCATTGGCGATTTAATAGGCAAAGCATTAGGCGCCGCAGTCAAAGGACTGCTCTTTGCAATTCCTAGTTTTGCTCTTGCACTATTTGGTCTTGCAGTTGCAAAAACAGCAGTAACAAACTTTTTAATGCCACAAATACAATCTTTTACTAGTGCGTTGTTCAGTAAAGGTTCAGAGCTTGCTAAAAAAGTAGGTGAAACTGCACTTGGATTCGCCAAGAGCATGTTTGACAGCAAAGGCGGAAAAGCCACACAAGCATTTATAGGCAAAGCCGCAGGATTTATCAAAGACAAAGCAGGCGGCATATCCGAAAAAATACAAAGCAGTCCTATAGGGCAAAAAGTTGCAGACAAATTAGGCAGTTTTCAAAAAGACGGTGCCAAGATGACCGAAAAACTTCAAGGGTCTATGACTGGAGGAGGTTCATCTGGAGGATTCTTAAAAAGTATTGCAGATGGTGTTGCCAAGTTTGGCGATACCAAAGTTGTTAAAGGTGCCGCCAGTTTAACATTATTGGCAGGTGCAGTTATACTCACAGCAATAGGACTTAAAAAGTTTAACGATGTAGACTTTATGTCTGTAGTTAAAGGCACTGTTGCAATGGCAGGCTTGGCCACTATGGCACAATTCTTAGGCAAAGGTTCAACAGGCATGATCAAAGGTGCCGCGGCAATATTATTGTTAGGCACAGCAGTAGTACCAATGGCATTTGGTTTAAGCCTAATGAAAGATGTTGGCCTAGATACCATAGGTATTATGGCAGCCGGATTAGTAACATTAGGTATTGCGGCTGCCGGATTAGGTTTAGCATTACCATTTATACTGTCAGGCGCCGCCGCTATAGGTGCGTTAGGATTAGCCCTCATACCGTTTGGAATAGCACTTAATTTAGTTTCTTTAGCATTACCAACATTTACTGAAAGCATGGATGCTATGTCAAAGATAGATGGTGGTGGTTTATTAAATGCGGCAGGTGGTATGTTAGCAATCGGTGGCGCAATGGCACTGATGGCTCCGCTATTACCGTTTATGTTGATAGGCACTTTAGCGGCACCAGCCATTATTGCAATGGCATCAGCATTAAAATCGTTCAATGATGTTGACATGTTTAATCTCTTGTTAGCAGGAGAAGCCATGAAGTCTATCGGCTCGGGCATGTCTACTTTAAGTGGCGGCTCGTTGATGAGCAGTCTCAAAGACGGTATAGGGTCACTGTTTGGAGCAGACAGCCCAATAGACAAAATCAAGAAATTTGCAGATGGATTAAGTGAAATAGATGTTCGTCCGCTTTTAGATGTTTCATACGGATTAGAAAGCATAGTTGACAGCAGTCAACGATTACCTCAAGCCGCCGCCGGAATGCTGATGCTTGCAGAACTTTCTAAGCCATTTGTAGACGGTATGTCTCGATTAAGCAGATCACTAGATAAAATGGGGCAAGATCCATTTGAGAAGTTTTCAACACTAGAACAACATGCAGAATCAATGAACATATTCAGAGGAAGTATCGACGGTGTTGTAACAGGTATTGGCAATATTCAAAGTTCACTTGACACTATAGATGGTGATTACATATCTGATCAATTCTATGTAATAGGCGATAGCATTGAGTACATGAATGAACAGCTCAGCAATATAAAGATGGGCGACATGTTAAAACTTGGCGCAATGAAACTGTTTGGACCTAGCAAAGAAGAAAAAGAAGCAGAAACACAGACACAAGCAGTAAAAAATATTGCAAATGAAAAACTATATGGCGAAGACATGATGAGTGGTCTTACAGGCATCATGCGAGACATAGGTCGAGATAACTTTGGTTCTGAAGGAATTTACAGAAACATGGAGGCTATCCATGCCGCAGGCATCGATATCGACGTCAGCAAACTAAGAAGCTCTTCAGCAACAGATATTGTGGCAGAAGAAGGCAGGATTTTGTCAGCATTACAGCAACAGATTGACATGTATAAAATGCAAGAATCTACTGGTATAGCAATGCCTGTTCCTCTGCCAGCACAAGCACAAGTTCGTGGTTCAACTGCCACAGTTGATCCTGCAAGCATTCCGGTTATTGGTGCAAGACCCGAAGACCAAAACCAACAACAACAACCTCAACCTACAACGCCTACAGTTGCAGAAACACAAAAAGAAACCCAAGACGGCACTGCTATGATGAGCCAACAAGAAATGTTAGCAGAACTAATTAGACTGCAAGCAGAAAATAACAGGTTAGTCAAAAAACAAATCAAAGCAACCGGTGAGCTAGATCTGTAATCATAATTTTTTTCTATATTTTCTAATAAGTGATAAATATACACAAATAAAGGAAATATATGGCAACTTGGCGAAAATATTTTAATAGTACTAACAGCGGCCTCCCTGTAAATGTTACAGGTGAAGGTGTTGACGGCTACAGTACTGCCCATACACGTTACAGCAGTTGGTTACCCGAAGTTTATGCAGGAAGTCCTAATAGACTTATGCGTTATATTCAGTATGATCAAATGGATAACGATTTAGAAATAAATGCTGGATTAGACATTATTGCAGAATTTAGTTCACAAGACGACGAATACACAGAATTACCATTTGTGTTAAAATTTACTGAAGATCCCAGTGAAACTGAAATGAAAATCCTCAGCAAATCCTTAGACCAGTGGAACAAATTAAATGACTTAAGAAGACGTGCATTTAAAATAGTTCGTAGCACAATCAAATATGGCGATCAATTTTTTATCAGAGACCCAGAAACTTATAAATTATACTGGGTAGATCCAGCAAACATTGAAAAAGTTGTTGTAAACGAAAGCGAAGGCAAAAAAATTGAAACATATTTTATTAAAAACCTAGATGCTAACTTTGAGCAATTAGCGGCCACAAGTGTGTCACCTATACATGCTAGACCATATGGAAGTGGACAAGGCCTTACAGGAATGTATTCATCAGTTGGATCAACAGTAGGAAATTATCAGACTCAAACAGGCGATTCGGGTGCCACTTATGGTACACCTGTAGATGCACAACATGTGGTGCATATCAGTTTAACTGAAGGCATGGATCATAACTGGCCGTTTGGTGTCAGTGTTTTAGAACCAGTATTCAAAGTTTTCAAGCAGAAGGAACTGCTTGAAGACTCGATTATTATTTACAGAGTGCATAGAGCACCAGAAAGACGTGTGTTCTTTATTGATGTGGGCAACATGCCTCCTCACAAGGCACAACAATACTTAGAACGTGTTAAGTATGAAGTACAACAAAAACGTGTTCCTAACAAAAACAAGGACGGTGGTAATGTAGCAGATGCCGCTTATAATCCAATGAGCATGTTAGAAGACTACTTCTTTGCTCAAACTGCTGACGGTAGAGGTTCTAAAGTTGATACACTACCAGGCGGTGAAAACTTAGGTCAAATTGACGACTTAAAATATTTTAACAACAAATTGATTAGAGGACTTAGAGTACCTAGTTCTTATCTACCTACTGGACCAGATGATGGTACAGCACAATACAATGATGGTAAAGTGGGTGTAGCATATATTCAAGAGCACCAATTTTCAAAATATTGCGAAAGGTTACAAAAGCAGATTATCAGAAACTTAGATAGAGAATTTAAAATGTTTTTGAATTACAAGGGCATTGAAATTGATAATTCTACTTTTAACTTGGAATTTACCAAACCACAAAACTTTAGTTCTTACAGAGAATTAGATCTAGACACACAAAGAGCACAACTGTTTACCAGTTTAGAGGCAGTACCATATCTTTCTCAACAATTTAAACTGAAAAAATATTTAGGTTTAACTGAAGAAGAAATGAACGACAATGAACACTACTGGAAAATGGAAAATCAATACACAAGTGATAATTCTCAGCAAGTAGGTTTGAGAAACGTAGGTGTTAGACCAGGTCCTAGTGCAGATTTAGATATAGATGCACCGGTGGAAGATCTTCCTATGCCTGAAGATGACATACAAACACCCGACGTTGATGTAATGGGTGCCGGCAACCCAGAGATTGGCGGACAAACGCCAGGCGGAGTATAACATGAGATTAGACGAGTTTTACAATCCAGAAAAAGATAGGCAGGCTTCTCGTAGCATTGATGATGTAAGAAAAACCAAACTTACATTAGAAACTTTGAATAAATTAAGAAAGTATAGAGAAATTAAAAAATCAGAGGCTATTGAACAGAAGAAGTTTGCATCTTTGATGTATGCAAAACAAGCACAGGCAGACACTGGCGGTTTCTAATGCTGTTAGCAGTATGCGGTTGCAGTTGGAGTTGCCGCGATCCCAAACACCCTAATATTGAATTCGGTCAGCACCTAGCAGATGAGTTAGGTTATGAGTATGTGAATCTAGCAAAACCAGGTTGTAGTAATTTTGGTATTGCATTACAAATAGAATATGCTCTTACAGAACTTGACCCAGACTTACTTATTATAAATGCCACAACAGTTACTCGCGGAGAGTTCAAACTCAATAATAACAAACGTTATGTTCCACAAAATCATTATCATAATGTAGATTACGATCACAAATTAGTAGAAAAATTCACAGATCAGGATGCTCCTGGATACGGTAAAAATTATGATCCCACAATACTGATAGACAGTTTTGGAAGTATACTTAATGATCGGTTAGATGCTGATTTTGAGCAATTATATCTATTACCTAGATATGCAAAAGCCTTTGATAAAAACAGTTATGATGCGTTTAGAAAGTGGTTTTTATACCTTTTTGATGCCGATTTAGAAAGACATAAACAACAAATGATACTACAGTATGCCTTATTAAAATTGCAATTAAAGGGCAAAAAATATATTTTTTCTCCAAATACTTTCGACTGGGCTGAAGGGTTCGACCTTAAAAGTCCGTTAGTTTATGCCGATCCGCCTACGGTTTGGGACATAGACAAAAAGTATTTTATGCTTAAAGGGATATCAGAATATTTAGAAGTATGCGACAAAATTTACGGTAGTTGGGAAAATAGCCCAGGAGTCAATTACGACCATC